TCTAAATTGCTCAGCTGCATTTTGAACTGCTTTAAGAACTGCGCTGTTGGTTCTACCTTGATCCATATACCAAGCCTTGTAAATAGCACGGCCACGGTTTTTGCCTGAACCATAAAGAACTGGTAAACGTCTAATAAAGTTTGAGCCAGCATTAGGATTGTTTGAATGTGAAAACTTTTTTTGTCCAACATTTTTGTATGGCCCAACCCAGGGTTGTCCATAAGGATTTTTACGACCAGCAGTTTCAAAGATAGCACCGGAAGCAGTTTTATTATGAATAGATGCCAAATAACTAAAACCCTGATAATTAGGTTTGGTTGGTGAAGTTTTGTAGGTAATTCCTCTACGCATTAAGCCAACGTCATATACAGGCCATTTGCCACGAGAAGTAGATTTCCAGTTGCGTAACGGACTTTGGTCTGGGATGAATCCACGAGCTTTAGCCACAATAGGCTTCAAAGCTGTTTGCATTTCTTTTTGCAAGGATTTGGCTAAATCAGGTTCAAATTCACGCAAGGCTTTTCTAAGTTGAACGCCGCCCTTTAGTTCCGTTGGCACTGTTCATCTCCTTTGCCCTGTCCTTCATGGCCATCAAATAAGTCTTAAACATTCGCACATCCATCTCTATAAAAGATTGTGCAGGAATTCCCGTTTCTATACTCATTCGTGCAATGAGGTAGTGAAGGGAATCCCTAGTTAGTCCAAAGGGTCATCATCAAGAACTTCCACACGAACCAGCGTTTCCAAGAAATCTACGCCAAAAGGCTTAACAGTTTCTCCCGATCTACGGATGCACTCCCAGGCTAACCAATAAACGTCAGTCTGCTTTTCATCCTCACGGAAGGCCTTGTGTAAACCTTTCTTTGCATACGCTTCAAAAGCGAACTCAATCGCTGGTGTGATTGTGTGAGTAGTATCGCTACCATCCACCCTTACTATTCTTAACTTTGCCATTTTAGCCCTTTTCTTTTAGTTGTTTAGAATGTTCCTGAGCTTGCTACGCTAGTTGTGCTGTTGCAAGTAAAGGTTATATCAAAAGTTGCTTCATCAGCCACTGCGCCGTTGATGTCTGTTAGATTATCAACAAGAATTGTGCCTGTGTAAAGTTTGTTTGTTGCTGATACTGCTGCAACCTTGTCTTGAATTGCTGAGAAGGCTACGGTTGTGCCGTATGCAGCTTGTAGAGTCGCTAGGACTGAGCCAGCCGCTGTGTCGTTCAAGAATGATACTGTGATGGTGTCAGCTGAAAGTCCGGTAACGAACTTGTGGGCTGTGTCTCCCATAGCAGTAACTTCTAGTTGGTCTGCTTGTCTAGCAAGCGAGAACGCCGTAACGTGATCTGATAGATCAACTGTTGCAACCTTAAAGCCAACTTTGTTATTTAGAAAAATTGCCATTGTTTATTCCTCGTCTTTCTTGGCTGGTGCCTTTGGGGTGGATTCAATTTGACCAATCTTTTTCAGAAAAGCCAAATCTTCAGGTGTTAGATTATTGGTCATTTTTAACTCCAACTTGTTAAGATGCTCAAACGGATTTCCGTTGTGAGTAGGTCTCCAGCAGTTGTATCAACTGATACCCCAGACACAGAGCCAATGTTATAGTTTAGCGAAGATGCCGCCAATTTAGTGAATACGCCGACAACAAAATCCTCAATACTTGCAAGCGATCCTTGATTGTCTAGTAATGGTAAATAAAGTTTAATCTTAAAGTTTGCCAAAGGTGCAACAGTTATGTGTTGATTATTGCTTGGCACAATGTAGGGATCATCAGGTTCTACAACCACGCTATTGGCCAACGGGCTGGCAGGTGGAAAGGAAAATACCTGCCATACCGTTGGATTATCTAAAGCCGTTGCAATGGTAGAACGGAGAGTTGTGACGGCAACTGTCATCCGACTAGCCCATTTGGATTTAGATAATTCGCAATCAAACCACGAACTCTTGCAAGCAGTGTATTGCCCATCCGGTAAGGTGAAGGTGTAAATCCATCTGGCGATACGCCGCCAGCATTTGAAAGTTGTCTTGATTGCCAGATATCAACGGCAATTAAAGTTGTTGCTTCTCTAACTTCTGGAACTGTTGCAAAGTCCACGTTAGTAGCGGCGGCAACTGTGGCATAAGGCTGAATTGGATTTTTTACTTGATCTGAACCTGTTGCTGCGTAAGAAATAGAATAGTTATAAGCCGTCAAAGAATAGTTTTGGTAATTTAGCGCAGATACTTGTGTCGCGCCGTTAATCTCAGTGATTGTCTTTGTGCCGTTAAAAGGACTGCCAGCATTTGTAATAATTACGCTTTGGCCGACATACATTCCATGAGGTTGTTGAAAATACAAAGTTGCTACATTGCTTGTCAGGCTCTTAGCAGCGGCGTAGTAGTTGTTATACCAAAGATGCCCTTTAATAATATTTTCAGCTGCCTGGCAAACTTCCTCGACAACTGAATCAGCATAGAGAGAACCAATACCGAGAACTGTGCGTAATTCGGCTTGTGTGCAAAATGTTGCTGCCATGATTTCCTCTCTAATTAAAATTGTAGGGGCTAAGGGCTACAAAGCCCCTACAACACTATTGCTAAGTGTGGGTTATGCAACCATCCACTTGTATGCGCCTGCTGCAACCTTAGTTGCGATTGCGCCGTAACCGTAGTAAGCAACGTTTACTTGACCTGATGCAATAACTGCTGCTTCAAGCTTGAATTGTGGTGACTCATACCATGTGTATGACTCTGGGTTCACAACGATGATTGAGTCATCGCCTGTGCCTGAAAGGTTGCGATCAACGTATAGGTTGTAGCCGTTGATGTTGCCCTTTAGTGACAATGGGCCAGCATTTCCGCCAGCGTTCATTGGGTTTACTGCTGTGTAGATTGCGCGGTTTGTTGTATCAACAAGACCCATGATTGCGCCCCATTGTGCTGGAGATACAACGATGTTTTGTGCGAATCCAAGTGTGTTTGTGTAGATGCTTACTGCTGAATCAGTAATGAATGAAAGCAAGTTTGCTGCTGACATTGTGCGGTTTCCGCCGTCTGTCGCTGCTGCTGCAATTACTGTTGCAACGCGTGCATCTGTTGCCTTTGCGTAAGCAAATTCCATGTTCTTTACAAGTTCAGCAAAAAATGCTGGGCTTGAACGATCTAGAATTTCTACTGAGAATGTCTGTTGTCCAGCAAACTTTTGAACTGATACTGATAGGTAAGAATCAGCTAGGTTTGTGTCTGATGGTGTTCCGGCTTCTGCTGTTACAGCAACTGTTGGAACTTGTGAGATTTTAGGAATTTGGAAAGTCATTCCTGCATCTGGAAGAACGCCGCGTGAGATTGCATCAATAAATGGGCGATCTGCATTAGCAAGTGGGTTGATAACTTCTGTTAGCTGACGTGTTGGAACAAGACCAGCGTTGTTTGATGTTGAAGCTGCTGCTGCCTTGATATATTGGCGTGCATCTTCTTCACCTAGTTGTGCGCGAACTGTGTTCTCTAGGAATTTTTCCTTTGTGAACTCTAAGCGTGGTTCAGTATACATTGCTGCTGTTACTGTTGGGCGTGAGGCTTCAACCGCAGGGGTTTCTACTACAGCCTCAGGTGCTACGGCATCTGGAGTATCCAAGATGGCCTCACTTTCTGATTGTGGGATTTCGGTTAGTGCTTCATCTTCGGTTTCTGCCGCTGATGCTGCAACGCTAGTTACTGCTGCTGAGTCGAACGCAGCTGCTTGCACAAGGCTTGTTTCAAACAAGCGTGCTGATTGGACATAGAGAACGCCATTACGCGGTTCTGATGCTAAAACTTCGACCCCAACACTAAGCCCTGAACGAAGGCCGTCTGATGCTTCGATTAGTGAGTCTGTTCCGCGGCTAGTGTTGGAGACTTTGAAAGATGCAAAAACTCCTGCTGGAGTTTCATTAAATGCAACGGCTTTGCCAATTGGCTTCTTTGCATCATGTTCTAATAATAATTTTGATTTGCCTGGTTCTGGCAGTTGGATTGAACCTTGTTCAAATACAACTTTGCCAACTGATGTCTGGCCAATTTCGCCATCGTAAGGAACAATCTTACCGGAGATAATTCTACGGCCTTGATCGCATTCAATATCGCTGCTAAAGGTTAATTGCACTTGCGCTCCCGTTCGGTGATAGGTTTTCCATCGCCATTGCATCTTGGACTGAGATTAAACCTAGATTTAACATTTTTTCAATTACGTTTAGTCGTTCCATTGGATCAGC